CTATTGAGCGGGAACAGCCACTTCGACGCGGCGCGGGCGCTCGCCGTCGCGCCCCGGCACAAGCACCACGATCACACACACGGGGCGACCGTTCTGAGTCGCGGCGGTTGCCTTGGCAAGCTGGCCGCCCTGCTGGGCAGCCACCTGTTCGCCGACTGCCGCACAATCTCCGGCGGCAGCGACGATGAGATTGGACTTCTGCGGCGCAGTTATCGGCAGGGCACCGGCATCGACCGGCAGCAAGCCAATACTAACCGCGAGAAGCGCGAAAACTTTGAGTGCAGAATTTTGTTTCATCATGCCGCCTTATATAGCGCCCGACAGCTGAACGATGCATGAACAACCATTCCTCCTCCAGGCCCAAAGGAAAATTCAGCCCCTGACTATCACGCTTTGTGAAATTATGAAATGCGTGAAGTTGCCCCGATACGCCCGATTATCGTAACAATTCCGGCAATTGCAGTCGCCAGTTGCAGCAAAACATCCGTCAGTGCACCCTGATCGATCACATCGGTAGCCACACCGAAAACGCCTGCAAGCGAAAGAAAAAGCGCCACGAAACCAGCCCAAACCGTCCGCGAAAGATACCATGATTTATCTGCGTTCATATTTTTTCCTGTCAGTTGTCGATTGCCGGGATATCGAGATACGCAAAATCGCCCGGCCCGCTTTTTGCGCCGATCATTGCAACGCGAAACCGGAATTCAGCATTGCCGATATCGGCCTGTCGTTCCGCCGCGCCATAAATCCATGACGGCGCCGATGTCTGGCTGCTTCGTACCAGCGTGTCGTTCCACCAGATTTCGATGCGATAGGCCTCGCGCTCCTCGCCAAGCGGAATGTCCTCTTGCAGCCAGTCATCCGCATCGATCCGCCCGCGCCGGATCCAGTTGAAGGAAAGATCGCCATTCGCGAGCCGCACCATCTTCGGATGCACCGGGCTGAGCGGACGTAAGCCCCGCATACCGCCGCTTGTCCGGACCGTATCGAAATAGTCATCCGAAAAGGCCTTGCCCGCCGTTCCGACACGCCAGTTCAGTTCAAGCCCGATTTCCGGGACCTGCAAACCGGCTGACACAACCGCGCCGTCCAGCAATATGAAGGGCGTCTCGGCGTCCTTCAAGGCGGATGCCGCCTGCTCGGTTCCGAGCTGTCCGCGCAAAAGGCGCGTCAGCTTCCAGCGGCTCTGACCGATTTCCTCAGCCTCCAGAAACTGAAACACCTCCCAATCGCCGCCAGGTGCGCGCAGCAGGGCCGTGTTGGCTCCGTTCAATATCTGCGCCATTGGCCGCGATTGCAGCTCACCTGCATAAAGCGCAACCTCAACCGACTGCCCTTCAATCAGGCGTCCGCTGGGAGCGCCTTCCAGCGGCGCGGTCAGTTCCCCCATGATTGCGCGGTCCTGCACGACGGTGCGTTCAGCAAAGCCGTCTTCCGAAGGCGATGCAAACACTGCCGCGCCGCGCCATGGCTTTGCGTGACAGGCGATGCGGAATTGCCCGGCGGGTTCCTCCGCGCCCGGCCAGAGCGGCAGATCGATCATGTGAAAGATCGGCTTCATATCGAGAGCCGGACCGCCGCCGGGACTGGTCGGCGTTTTGCCGTGATCTGCAAAGACGATGTTCGGCGCCAGCGCCACGGCGCGGACAGTGCGGATTTCCCCATCGTCCAGACCCGTCACGACATAATTGCGCTCGCCGCTTAGTATGCCAAGCCGCACACGGTCGCCGACGTGAAGGGCCGCCATCGACCATGGCAGCGCGAAATCCACCGAGCGCCGTTCCGCATGACGTCGCGCCATCCAGGCTTCGGCGAGTGCCGTTGCCTGCCCCTGTTCCATGACGCCGGAAAGGCTCAGCGTTTCCGTGCCCTGCCCCTCCGCACGGCGAACCGAAGCCCCGGCAATCTGGAAATCCCGCAGGGGATCGTTGCAATAAAGCTCGGCCACGGACGGCAGATCGCCGCGATCCTCGATCATGACGGTGAGCGCTTCCCGGTCCTCCGGCTGAACAAAATCCGGCAATTCGAGCACCGATCCCGCACGCGTGATGCTTTTGAAGATGAAACGCCCGGCCTGTTCAAACCCATGAACGCCAAAGACATTCAAGAGCGGCTCCAGCACGCCCCGCGCGCTCGATGGCTCACTGATGACAAAGCCGGAAAGATAGCCATCGGCACCGGAGCAATCGGCTTCCGGCAGGCCGAAATCCTTGAGGATGCCAGCGATCAGCTCATCCAGCGACACGCCGCTGATGCGCCCGTTCAGCCAATGGCCAAGACGCCAGTTCTCCGTATCGCCCCATATATCGGCAGCGAGCGGAAATTCCGGAAACGGCCTCGTGTCCCACGACCACAGATAGATGCGGTCCATATCCAGCATCGGCCCGCCATAGAGCGGGGAAACGGGATTGTTGTCCTGCCAGTGGCGGTAATGCGCGCGCAAAAATCGGTCCATGCCGATATCCGCGCGTGATCCGTTTGAAAAATACGGCGTCGCGTTTTCCGATGATTTCGGATCGGGGAAAACATTCGGCTGGTTCGGCCCCTTGTCGACGGCGGGACAGCCAAGCTCGGTAAACCAGAACGGCTTGGAATGCGGTATCCACGCCGTCGGCTGCGCGGCTTCGGCCCCCGCGACGCGGTTATAATGCCGGTTGCTCCACCAGCCATGCAAATCCTTGTAGCGATAGACCCATGGCTTGCCCGCCAAACCGTCCGTAATGGGCGAACGCCTGCGGGCCTCTCGGTCATCGGCATTTGCATAATACCAGTCATGGCCCTCGCCGGATGCCACCTGACCTGCAAGGCCACCCGGATCATAGGCCGTCGCGAACCCGTCCGGGTTGCCATTGTCGAGATCGCTGTCACGCCAGTCGGCAAGCGGCATATAATTGTCGATCCCGATGGCATCGATGGCCGGGTGCGCCCAGAGCGGGTCGAGATTGAAGAAGAGGTCGCCGCTGCCATCCTGCGCCTGATAGCCGAAATATTCCGACCAGTCCGCGCCATAGGTGATCCTGCAAGCCGTGCCGAGCTTTGCCCGCATGTCGGCGGCAAGCGTGCAAAGATGGGTGACGAAGGGAAAACTCTCCTGTCCATCGCGGATGGCGGTCAAGCCACGCAGTTCCGATCCGAGCAGGAAAGCGTCCACGCCACCGGCCTGCCGGGCCAGATCGGCGCAATGGTTGAGGAAGCGGCGATAGCCCCATTGCCCATCGACAAAGGCCCGCACCTCTTCGCCCGCGGCAGGCGTCCTGTCAGGCGATCCGTCGACGCCGACCGCAGGGTGACAGGTGATGCGCCCGCGCCATGGATAAGCAGGTTGGCCAATGCCGCCATAGGGCGACGGCAGTTGATTGCCTTCCGGCACATCCATCATGATGAAAGGGTATAAAGTTACCTTCAGCCCACGCGCCTTCGCATCGCGAATGGCGGCAATCACCGTCTGATCGGATGGCGTTCCACCATAGGCAGCGCCCTCGCCGCTTGTGGAAATGAGATGGGCTGTCGCCCGCGTCACATTTTCTACTTTCCAGATATGGCTCGGCTTGCGCGCTGAAAGCGCGGTGACGCCGGGCCTGATCCGGCAGGAACCGGCGCGCAGATCATCGCCGAACCATGGCAGCACAATCGCGACATGGCGCAAGCTCGGACAAAGCGCCTGCAACTCGTCCATCGAAGCCGCCCAGTCGCTGCGGGCGCGCAAGATATTGCGGTTGATCCAGCGCTTCTGACCGGCAAGCGGTTCATCGCTCACCGGATCGGGCGACAGTCCGAATTCCGTCGAGCCGGGAATAAGAGCCACCGCCCGGACGGATTGCGCTACCTTTCCGACAGGCCGCATCACCTCGAACTGGAACTGCGGCAGACGATTGCCGAACCGGTCGAGCGGAATGCGCTCGAACACCACATAGGCCGTGCCGCGATAGGCAGGCGCGTTGCCCGCTCCCTGTTTCGCCTCGATCAGCGGATCGGGAGCCTGTGTCTCCGTGCCGCGATAGATACGCATTTCAATTTCTGTGAGATCAAGTTCCTGCCCATCGGCCCACATGCGGCGGATACCGGCAATCGCGCCTTCCGCAACGGCATAGGCGGCATTGCCGAAATAGCTGTAGCTGGTGACTTTCGGCCCGCCCTTGCCGCCCTGACGTTCCGTGGTCTTGTGCTCCTCGAAGCGGGTCGCCCAGATAAGTGTGCCGGAAACCCGCACCGTGCCATAGACAAAGGGCAGCGCCGCCCCTTCCTCCGCCGTGGCGACACGCCCGCCGTTGAGGCGCGCACCCTCGACGTGGCGTGTGGAATTGATGAGCGCATTGTCGATGGCATAGCCGCCCATCGCGCCAAGACCGGCGCCGATAGCGGCACCGACAGGCCCGAAAATGCCGCCGACCGCAGCACCCACCGCCTGCAAAACAATTGTGGCCATGTTTCAGATTTTCCGTTCGGGAAAGATGAAAATTCCAGCAATGCGATTGCGCCATTGCGGCACCAGCGCTGAAGCCATCACGCTATGCCCCTGATAAGCGTGGATGAAACGGTTATCATGCGCCATGATGCCCAGATGCTTGGCTGCAACGCCTGCCCGCCAGCGAAACACGACAAGGTCGCCGGGCTTTGGCTCGGAACCCCGCCGGATCATGTGGCGGGATGCCGCTTCCAGCATGGGATCGCCGGTCGAAACCTCGGCCCAGTCGGGCGCATAGACGGCGGGCGCTTCCGGCTCGCAGCCGTAAAGCGAGCGCCAGACACCCCGCACCAGACCGAGGCAATCGCAACTGACGCCCCTTCTGGAAGCGCCATGACGATAGGGTGTGCCGATCCACCGCTCCGCCTCGGACAGAACCTCGTCAGCCATCGTCATGGAACAAGCGCGCTCCCGTCATATTCACCGCCGCCATTGACATAGGCATAGGCCGCATCATTGCCCGGAAGATGGGGGAAACCGCGAAAATTGAGATGGTTCGCGAACTTCGCCTTGCAGGTCGCAAAGCTCTTGTCGCACCCGGCAATGATGCGAAAGGCATCGCCTTGCGCGACAGGCAGCACCGGCGGTTCGGCAAGTTGCAAAACCTGTCCGGAATGAACCGTCACACGCACGATCTGACCGGCATTCGCGCCGCCGGTCCAGTTGAGCATTCCGCCTGAAAACCAGCCGGAAGCAAAGCCGTCCAGACCTGTCGCAGTCAGGCTTGGACCATCCGAAGCCTGCACCGTGCTTTCCGCAAAGTAACGCGGATCGTTGACATCGACGCGGCAACGGCTGTCGCCCAAATCTGCGTCGCAATGGCGCAGCACGCGGCGTCCGCGCACCGCGTCGAACGCGGCAGCAGCCCCTTTCAGTTCCATCACGAACCGGCTGCCGGATCGGCTGATCTTACCAGCCGTCCAGCGACGTAAGAGCATATGCTGTGCCGGTGCAGACCAATTCACCAGATAGGCTTCGATGGAGGCGCCATCATAACGCCCCTGCTCGATATCCATATCGCTGATCTTCGCGGATGACAGAACGCCCTCAACCTCGCCGCCTGCCACCGATAGGCCGAGCGCTGTCGAGGCTTCGCTGCTGTTGAGACCAGTCAGAGGTTCGCAGGCAATTCCGCTGACCTGCAATGTGCGATCATGATCGGTAAAGCCCAGAACAATGCCGTCGCTTCGTCTGATAAGCCAGGCAAAGCAATGGCTTGTCACCTCGCCCTGCAAATGTGATTCAAGTTCCGGCGGAACCGGGATCATATCTTCACCTCTATGATCGGGATCGACGGAATTTCGCCCGCCTGAAACGAGGCGATGCTTGCCGTCAGGCGATCCGTGTCAAAACGCACCGGCACATCGAACAGGAATCCGGCGGTGATATTCACACCGGGCGCTGGCACATAATCCGGTGAAAATGTCACCGTTCCAGCGGTGTGATCGACCGTGAAGGCTTCGCCTTCCGGCATGGCCGCGCCATTGGCCGCGACCAGCACGGAACCGACAACGGGATGCGTGATCGGGCGGTCGTAGCTCTCATAGTGTTTGACAAGCTGAAAGCCCGCCTTCGACCCGTCGCCAACCCCAATCCGCTGATCGGTCGCCCTGGGCGGCGCGCTGCCCGCAGCAGACGAAAAATCGAACGGATCGCGAAAGCGGAATGCATGAAGCGAGCCGCGCCGCGCTTCAAAAAAGGCCAGCACCTGCCTCAAATCATCCAGCGAGCGCAGACCCGTTCCGGCATCGAAATGCCGACGCGAATGCGCCCATCTTGCATTGCGCTTTTCCATGCCGGAGGTGAGCGTGACGATTTCGTTGCGCCATTCCGGCCCGCCCGTCGCCCCGAAGGATACGCCGAGCGGAAAGCGCACATCATGAAAGGCTTCAACCATGCTCATATTTCCTCACGCATGATCCCGGAAACCGGTTCCCACTTTTCGGGATCATGCTCAAAGCCTCCGTGCGCCGCGGCGCACCGCGCCTGCCAGCATCGTTGAAAGCTGCGCTTCCGACTTGCGGAAGGACGAGGCATCCGGCGACGTCATGTTGAATACGACCTGCACCGGCTTGCCGCCGCCGCCCGTCGCAACACCTAAGCGACCATCCGCGCCACGCGCCAGCGGCAGAATGGCCTCGGCACCCACCTCGCCGGTCAGACCGAGCGAGCCGTTGCCCATGCCGAAATAGGTCGGGCTTGACACCACACCGCCCTTGGCAAACGGCATGATGCCGCGAATGCCGCTGAAAAGCCCACCCATCATTGACGAAGTGAGGCTTTGCAGGGGCTGCATGCCCGCTGAAAGCGCGGTCCCGGCTAGGCTGCCTGCAAGGCCGCGCAGCACGTCCTCCAGCCCCTTGCCGGATGTGATCGCGCCCTTCAAAGCCGAGCTCAGGCTGTTGCCAAAGCTCGACGAGCGCTTTTCGAGATCGGTCAAAGCGCGGTCGAAGGCGCTCGTATCCGCGTCTACGGATACGGTAACGGTTTCATCTGTCATCATTCACCTGTCGGGAAAGGCGCGCATCAGCGTTTCGAGTGACTGGCGCGAGGGCACGTCGAAAACCGGCGCGGATGGGCCGAGTGCGGCGTTCAGTTCACGCGGCGTCATCGACCAGAATGCCTGTGGGGAAAGCCGCAGCAGACCGAACCCCGCCCGCATCGCCTCATCCCAGGGGAAAGGCGACAGTGGAGATTTCGATTCAACTGCGGCATTCAAGGGTTTGGCGCGGAATCCTTTTCAGGCGATCCGAACGTAACCGTCAGCAGCGATGCGACGATGCGGGCAAAGCCAACCGCCCCGCCCTCCACGCGCATATCGGCAACGTCGTCCGCACTAACCGCATGGCCGCCGCCGCGAAGCCCGGCGCAGAGAATGCGCTGCATGTCGCGCGCCGACAGCCGCCCCGTCGAAAAGCGCGCCGTCAGGTCAGAAAGATTATCGACCTCGAACGCCGCTTCCAGTTCCGCCAACGCGCCGAGCGTCAGGCAGAGCGTCCAGTCGCGATCATCGAGCCGTGCGGCGACCTCGCCGCGATGGCGGTTGACCATCACAGCGCTTCACCAAAGGTGATGAGGCTCGCGGATTCCAGCGCGATCTCGAACGTCACTTCCGCATCGTGATTGCCGCCATATTCCAGCGCCGTTATCTGGAACGGCCCGCTGATCGTGCCGAAATCCGGCAGGACGATCTGCCAGTCGCGGATTTCGCCATCGAAGAATATCCGGCGGATCAGCGCATCGGACGCGGCATCCTTGAAGATGCCCGACCCGCTGACGGATGCGCGCTGCACCCCGCTGCCCGCGAGCAATTGCCGCCAGCGACCGGCGGCATCGGCATCCGTCACATCCACGGTTTCGGCGTTGAACGCGATACGCTTGGTGCGCAAGCCCGCGCAGGTTTCAAACATGCCGTCGTCACGCGCCGTCTTGAGCAAGATGTCCTTGCCTCTTTGTGCTGCCATTCTGACTTCCCTTATTTTAACTGACCGGTTCGGTCACGGCGCGATAGCGCATGGTGCCGAGATAGCTGCCCTGCCCGTCGGTATTGCGGGCCAGCACTTCGGTCAGCATCAGGTTCACAAGGCGGTGGCCGCTGACCTCCACCGGCTTTTCGTCGAGCGCCGTTGCGATCCTGGCCGCAATGTCCAGCACGCGCTTGCGCCCGCTTTCCCTGGCCCATATCTGGATATTGAGAAAATGCTCGCCACCCTTTTCCGTCGACGTATCCCAGTCACGGCTGGCGGTCTCGCCAAGCGTCACATAGGGAAAAGGCGTTTTGGGCGGAACATGGTCGTAGATACGTTCTCCGCCAATCGATTCAATGAGTTCGCCATCCTTCTTCAGAGCCTCAAACAGTGCCTTCTGTAATGCTGCCGCGCCATTTTTCATGCTTGCCCCCGCCTGCATCCTGAGTTGTGCGAATGCCGGTATCATCCAATCCCGGCGCCTGTTGAACAGCGATGGTTTCCCGGACCGACAACGCTTTCCAGCGCAGCGCCCGGACAAGACCATCGAATGTAAGTTGCATTGAAATATTCATCGTCCCTGTTCGCTCGCGAGACAGACGAGATAGCGTTCGCTTTCATCGGGATCGTGGATGGAACGCAGCGAAAAGACCCGCCCCGCCTTGCGCAGCCGCATGGCGGTGGAGAGATCAGGCCGATACCGCAGCAGGATGCGATGCGTCACTTCCGGGTGCGGGCGTGTGCCGAAATCCTTCTGCGATGTGGAAAGCGGCTCGATCCGTCCCCAGACCATACCGACCTCGGACCAGCTCTCGTCGTAACCGCCCATGCCGTCCGCCACCGGCTGCATCGCCTCCAGCACCAGCTCGGATGTGAGCTGGCCCGGATCGATAAAAAGCACGTTATTCATAGGGACACCCTCTTCCAGCTGTCGATCATCTGGTTGATGACCGGCGGGAAGGAGCGTTGGGCGGCATCCGCATCGACACCGGCACGTGACTCATAAAGATGTGCCACGAGCGTCAGGATCGCATGTTTGAGAGCGTCCGGAACCTCGACGCCGCTTTCTCCGAAACCGGCCAGGAAATCGACTTCAAGGCCGATGAATTGCGCTGCGTCCGGATATTGCGCCATATAAAGGCGCTGCGGCCTGCGGTTGTGATGCAGGACAAATTCTTCCGGTGAAAAGCAGATTGCGGTTCCGTCCACCCTGTATGCCACGACGGACGTCACCGCCTTGACCGGATATTTGAACAAAGCCAGGCGACCCGAGCGCGGCCAGCGATCGACGCGCAGGCGCCAGGTCTGGTCGATCAGCGACAGGCCGGTTTCGGCTTCGATGATTTCGCGGGCGGTCGCGATCAGACGATGCAGAACATCGTCCTCGCTTTCAGTGGAAATTCGTAAAAATGCGCGCACATCGGCTATCGTCACCGGCTCCAGCGCCGGTGGCGTGACAAGAAACATTGTCATGGATCGTCCCCTAAATGATAACTTTCAAATCAGACAGTTAAACACGAACTCCGGGTGCAGATTCACCCGCTTTGAAACTGGAAACTACCTGCCAAAACCGGCAGGATAGGCCGGTAATCCACTGCAAAAACTGACAGCTTCAAGCTGCCAGTTCCGTCAGGCGGAAAATTTCAGCAATTTGATTGCCTCGAAATCCTGCACTCCGCCGCCGACGCGCTTGGTTGTATAGAAGAGCACATAGGGCTTGGCCGAATAAGGATCGCGCAGCACACGCACACCAATGCGATCCACCACCAGATAGCCGCGCCCGAAATCACCGAAGGCGATGGCCGGGCTATCGGCTGCGATGTCCGGCATATGCTCGGCCTCGACCAGACCGAAGCCCATCAGAGAAGCCTTTTCACCAACGGCAGATGGCGGCTGCCAGAGATAATTGCCGTCCTTGTCCTTGAGCTTGCGCAACACGCTCTGCGTCTTGCGGTTCATGACGAAATTGGCATTCTGGCGATAACCGGCCCTCAGACCATAGATGAGCTCGATCAGCTTGTCCGAAGGATCTGCTTCCGGCAGCGCACCGGCAACGCCGGTTGCAATATGACCGATCTTGCCCCATGCCCAAGCATTATCCGCCACGCTCTCATAGTCAAGGAAACCGCGCGGCTTGTTGATGCCATCGCCATTGACGAAGGCAGCGCCCTCCTGTTCCGCGAAGGCTGCTTCGACTTCCTCGGCAATCCACTGTTCGACATTGATTGCCGCGTCGTCGAGAAGCGACGAGGTCGCCGCCGGCATGGCGTAGATTTCCATGGTCGGGAACTGCAATTCGGCCAGTTTTGCCGATGCAGTCTGCGGGCGTGCATCGGTTTCACCAACCCAGCCTGTGGCCGGACCGCTGACCGAGAACGGCTTTTTCAGAACAGCGCCTGAAACCTGCCGCACGCTGGAAATACCGCGGATTGGGGACAGAATGGCAAGCCTGCGTCCGATTTCGGTTTCCAACTCGGCCGGAACCAGATAGCCGCCATCCGGGCCGGAGGCATAGGAATGCGCCTTCTGCTCAAGCCCACGCAGAGTCTGCTCATCGCCACGGCGGACATAGCCGTCAAACGCCTGCTTGTGCTCGATATTGCCAAGCAGTGCGACGCCACCCAGCGGCGGACGCACTTGCTTGAGCACATACTGGTCGAGCGCCGCCTTCTGCTCGTCAAGCGTACGATTGATGCGATCAACCTTGTCGCGCAAAAGCACATCGGCATCGATACCCTTTTCGACCTTCTTCAGCCGTTCGTCATTGGCCTCGCGGAATGCCGAAAAAGCCGTCATGAACTCATCGAAAGCCTCGGATATATCGCCATCATTATGGCCAAGCGCCTTCGTTTCCACGCTCTTGGTTTCGAGCGGGACGGTCTGGTTTTCTTCCATTTAGGTCCTGTGATTTTCGTTGTTTCAGATCATTCTAGAGCATTTCCCGTTTTGATTGAATCATTGGAAATGCTCTATCTATTTGTTTTTACGCATGTCTTTGTCCCGAAACCGGTTTCCACTTTCGGGAGACATGCTCGAGCAGCCTCACGCATACGTTGCGCGAGGCCTTTATCCTCAGACGACAGGCGAGCGTCCCGCCCCTGTCTCCCGTCGGCAAGGGCTGCAAAGCCCTTGGCTATGACGGTTTTCGCCGCAGTCCGGCTCAGCCCCGCATCCCGCGTGAGCCAGCGTTCGAATTCACGGATCGTCGGCAGTGTCGCCTTGACGCTGCTGACACGCGCCTGCGGCAGCATCGGAAAGGTGACGACCGAGATTTCCCACAGATCGGCTTCGATAATATGGCGCAGGCCGGTTCGCGCATCCTTGCGCGCCTTGACTGTGCGAAAGCCGATGGACAATCCGTCCAGCCCGCCGCCGCGCATCAACTCCAACGCATCGCGCGCCCGCGCAACGCCCTTGGCCAGCCTGCCCTCGACATAGAGCCCCCGCGCATCCTCGCGGATCGCGGTCCACACGCCGATAGGCTCAGCCGCATCATGCTGCCAGAGCATGCGCACGCCCGACACGCCGCCCCTGGCAAGCGAGCGGGCGAAAGCGCCCCGTTCGATCACATCATTACCGAGATCCGGCAGGCCGAAGACGCTTGCATAGCCGGAAAAGCTTCCGTCCAGCTCCACATCCTGGATGGAGAGAGCAGCCTGTTTCGTTTCCAGCCGCATATTATGCATCGCCATTGTGCTCCCTTTCCTCGGGGAGAATTCCGGGGACGGGCGCGTGCTTCAGCCGTTCGGAGAACCGCTTGAAGATGCCGAGTGCCGACCAGGCGGCAAGGCTTGCCGCAGCTGATCCCATCAGCATCAGTTCCGCCCGGCCAAGCAATCCGCCGAGAGCCAGGGTTTCGGAAATCTTGACGCCTGCCGCGCCGCCGAAAACCATGCCGCAGATGATACCGACCGCGAAACGGATCGCCGCCTCGCGTTTTCCATGCGGCAGCATATAGGCGAGCGACACGGCGGAACCCGCCACCGCGCCCGCCATCTTGGCGAACCATATCCAGGCCGCTTCCGAAGCAAATACTGCATCGTTGAGGTTGGTCATGATGGCCTCCTTCCCGCGTGCGGCTGATAACCGACCGCATCGCGTTTTTCTTCGTCGGTGAGGAACGATGCCTCGGAAATGCGCCGCCACAGCGATTCCCGCTCGGATGACAGGCCTTCTATGCGGTCGATGTCATGATCGAGCCGCAACCCGTCGCCGAAATGCGGGCCGAGCCAGCCACTGAACGCCTTGGCGGCGCGGCCTATCAGCGGCAGCACCGTCAGCCGGTAAAAGGCGCGGTTGGCCTCCGCATAATTGGCAAAAGTATTGTCGCCGGGAATGCCGAGCAGCATCGGCGGCACACCGAATGCCAATGCAATGTCGCGGGCAGCACCATTTTTGGCCTCGATGAAATCCATGTCCTGCGGGCTGTAGCCCATGGCCTTCCAGTCCAGACCGCCTTCCAGAAGCAGTGGACGCCCCGCGCCGGAAGCGCCGGTATAGCCCTCCTCCAGTTCTTCCTTGAGGCGTTCGAACTGTTCTTCCGTCAGATTGCCGCCATCCTTCGGCGCATAGACCAGCGCGCCGGAAGGCCGGGCCGAATTGTCGAGCAAAGCCTTGTTCCAGGCGCCTGCCGCATTGTGAAGATCAAGCGCCATGAGAGCCGCTTCCAGCGGCGGAAACCCGTAATGGTCATCCAGCGGATGAAACAGCTTGAGTTGCAAGGCAGCAGCCCCGTCGCTTCCGAGCGAAAGGCGTCTGCCCGCATTTCCTGAACGATAGACCAGCGCTTGCGGCCAGCCTTCAGTGTCGGTCTCGACGCTAACCCGCTCCGGGCGCAGGAGATGCAGTTCCATGCGGCCGCTCGGCAGGTCAACGCGTTCGACATAGGCGTTGCCGGAAATCAGCAGGTGCCCGTAAAGCCGCTCGAAGAACGTGGCCCCGTCCAGCCCACACTGGGGGCGGGTAAACAGATCGAGCAGCGGATGCGTTTCATGTTCGGTTGCACCTTCATACAGCAGCCACGGCACGCTGCTCGCGGCTTCCGCAATCATGCGCACGCAGCGATGGGCGACCGGATTGCGCATGAAGCCTTCACGCGCCAGCGATGTATAATCCCGCGCGATCCACGATGCGCCATGATCCATATGCAGCGCGACAAAGCCGTTCGCCATTTTGGTCTGACGTGGAGCGTCAGACTTTATGGCAGATACCGGCGTGTTTCGTCGCCCCGGCCATTTTCGGACCCAGTTCCATGCCATTCTATGGCTTCTCCAATTGTTTAGAGTCGTTCAGCCAAACCGGCGTATACGCGGTTTGCGTTCGGTGCCGAGCATCAGTTCGCCCAGCGCCCAGACAAGCGCGTCGAGCCGGTCCGGCGACCGCCCGCTGGAAAGACCGCCCGGCGCAAAATCGCACATTTCGTCCTCCAGCGCCGGGAACCGTCCGGCATGGCGAATGCGCCCCTGTTCATAAAGTGCGGCCACCGGCTCTGCCCGCAGCCATTTGCCTCTGGACGCATGGCGCTTGAGAACCGGCACGCTCGCATCCTCCGCAGCCAGCACCGCCGCCACCATCTCGCCGCCCTGGTTGACCTCCGCGACAATCGCATCGGCCTGATGCGCATGGAAAAGCGCAATGGCCTTTCGCGCCCATTGATGCGGCTTTGCCGCGTTCATGCTGGCATCCGCCAGCACGTGGCCATTTCCCTCCTCGTCGAGACCGGCAACGACAATACCGCAGGCATCCGACGCCTTGCCCGAGGAGGCAGGCGGGTCGATGGCCACGACGATGCGGACCAGTTCAGGCGTTGCGGCCTCGAAACAGCGCTCGATAAGGTCACGTGACCATAAGGCATCGGCACGTTCCTCGATCAGCTCACCGTCGAGTTCCTGCCGTCCCAGACGCGTCCCGGCATAGCGATGGTTGATCGTCTGCATGAAACCTGCCGCCAGATTGGCCGCGTTTTCGTCCGTCCGCATATGCGTCATCGAAACCGAGGCATCGCCAACCAAGGCTTTCAAAAGCGGAACCGCGCGCGGCGTCGTGGTCACGACCTGCCTTGGAAAGGTTCCCAGACGCAGGCCGAATTGCAGCATATCCCAGGTTTCCTGCGGGTTTTTCCATTTCGCAAGCTCATCGCACCATGCGGCATCGAATTGCGGACCGCGCAGGCTGTCGGGATCTTCGGACGAATAAAGCGACGCCACCGCGCCGTTCTCCCATAAAAGCCTGCGCCGGGTCGCTTCATAGCGGGGGCGCGCCAGCCGCGACACTGCCAGTATGCCGGACGGTCCATCCACCATAACTTCGCGCGCATCGCTGAAGGTTTCACCGACCAGTGCAATATGCCCGTATGCCGCCTTTGCAAAAGGCGGCAGCCCCAGCGCCATGCCGGAAGCCCATTCTGCGCCTGCCCGCGTCTTGCCGGAACCACGTCCACCCATGATGAGCCAGGTGCGCCAGTCACCATAAGGCGGCAATTGCGCATCACGCGCCTGAAAAAGCCACTCCGCCTCTGCTGCTTCCACTTGCTGCGGCGTCAGGCCTGCCGTCCAGAATCTCCCGCGCCCGACTTTCTGCAA